CCTAGGCAAGGGCACAGAAGGTCCTGTTAAATTAATTTTAGACTACTCAAAGACAAGCCAGAAGTTCATTGGCTCACACCTAGAAAAGAGTGTTGCATACGAGGCGGAATTGTATGCCCTTATGCTGAGAAAGCTAAAGCACGGCGACACGTTTATTGATATTGGTGCACATGTTGGTTTCTTCAGTATGATTGCCTCGAAGCTGGTTGGGGCGTACGGCAAGGTTTACTCCTTTGAAATGAACCCAGAGAACTACTTCATGTTGGTAACAAATACTAATGTAAATAACTTTAAAAACATAAGACCGCACAACTGGGCTGTTTCGGATAGTTCTGGTCCTGTCCAATTCTGGATTAATCAAGATAACGATGGAGGGCATTCCTTGTGGGATTGCGGTAAGCATAGTTTCAATGAAAAGAGCAGAATGTCTCCCCAGAAAACTGTATCGTATTCAATTGCGCTAGATCATTACGACTCGCTCGGAAAGGTGGACTTCATCAAGATGGATGTTGAGGGCGCCGAGGTCCTGGCGTTGAACGGAATGATTGAGCTTCTTAAAAAGAATCTTCCAATTGTAGCGCTTGAGATAAACAATTTTGGCTTATCTGAAATGGGGCATAGCTATCAGGACATTCGTGTTCTTATGAACAAAATTGGCTATAGGTGCTGGCTTATAGAGGGTGGTGACCCCAGAGAGATCCCGATGGACGAAGAACCAAAATTTGAGCACGTTTACAATCTGTGCTTTTCAACGGAAGACATTACATGATAGCGATCATGAGGCCGGAGGAATATGTCAGGTCTGTTGAGGGTCTG